GGGGACCTCAATGCTGTACTTGTTCTGCCCCGCACCGTCAATGTTCTCAGTGACCTCATAGGTCACCCCCGAGGGCTGGGTTGTCGAATCGTCCGTGGCAGTGAGGTTCACGCTGATCGAACCCGACGCATTCAGCGTCCCCGTGCTCAGCGTTGGGGCGATGATCTGATTGTTCGACGAATCCTGCATAGTCGTCGAAGCGATGAACGTCACGTTCCCTGTCGCGGCCGTGGAGTTATCCGCCTGTAGAAACGTGGCAGTGAGGGCGATAGTTGTGAAAGCCATTAGTTCGAATGCGTAATGTCGACGGACAGGGAATGCTGACAAATGTTGTCGTCAGGTGAAATCAAACGCTGGACATCTTTGACAGTGCATCCAAAGATTGTCTTATCGGCTCCAGCCAGATCCGCACCGTCAACGGCCGCTAACAAAGATTCAACAAGAGTCGTGTCTTCGGCGTCAAGCAACTGCCAGAGATTAACGGACACAGTTTTGATTCGTGCCCTCACAACACCGTCTCCTGAGAACGCTGGGACACGAGCAACATCATCGGCGAACGTGACAAACGGGTACGCCTCTGAATCTGGGGCAACATTCCGAAACACCTTTGTCGTGATATTGGTGATGTTCGCGGCGGTAATCACGGTACGGAGCGCTGAAGCGACACTAGCCATTATCGACCCGCATTCGTTTCACGACCAAGTGTCGCCGATGCATTGCCTACCATCCCTGCTGCCGCTGCTGCGCGTTCCATCAAAACAAAGTTTATTGGCTTGGCGTTCTGGATGGCGAGGCTAACGAGTGTGCCTGTTGAGAATGCTGTATTCACAGGCGTCCACGCTGGACGTGCTGCAGTACCCTTACCGCCGTGACCGGTGCCGAACTCAAGTTGCGCCGCATAAGGCAGAGTGGTGGAGATCTTTATAACAGTTTGTCCGAAACCCTTCACGAACTGGCCTCCCGCCCGACCGGGCACACGACTAACGGAGACCCGGATACTGTTTTTGAGTTTCTCAGTCTGGGCAGCCGGTGGTTGGCCGGGGGCAGACGAAGGGAAGGGCAAGTTTGGGTGTTTTTTACCTGTACCCGGCATGCTGTATTTCGCTTGGAGCGCTTCTTTGTAAGCGTTCCCGACTGTTCTGCCAACAGGACGTAGGGCCATAGCACCAGCGTTGTAAACCCGCACAGCGTTAGCGAGTGTCTGCTTCACTAACTGCTCGCGACCCATCCCAACAGTCTTGAAACTACTATTCACGATCTCGTCCCCAGCAGAAAGAGCCTCACATGCGACGGGGTGTGCTGGATAGCGTCAATGTTGTACGTGCCGTTCAGGAGTGAATCCAACCCGGCTACAACAAGCTGAGCAGCGTCAGTAACAGCGGTGCCAGTCGGCACCCACGCAACGGCTTCTGGCTGATCGCTTGTCTTACCGCCATCATCGCCTATACCGACGTTGGTGATCATGACGCGTCCCTTAACGGTGGCGTCAGAGTCGGCGTAGGAGATCTGCCCTTCGGCATCGACAGTCGGTGTGCGTGTCCGCACGGTCAAGGTATGAGAACCCCCGCGCATTAGAACACGCCCCTGCGCTTGTACCTTCTAACCCATTTCAAATCCTGATCGGTGAATCCACCCATCCCCTTATTGGCAAACGTCATCTCAACACCCTCAGCCCGGAACCTCTCAAGCCCCTGAGCATCTGCAAGGATCTGCGACATTTCACGTGTGGATACACGCAACAGTAAAGCCTCAAGTTGCTGCTGATCAGTCGAAGACATCCCTGCCGTGTACGACACCACAGCACTCGTGCCTGTTGTCGTAGCGAAGATTCCGTCGATCCCCCACGGCCAGATATCGAAGTCGGCGACGGTCTGCGCTGTTTCTGAACCTAGATCCCCGATACTGAGAGCGGTCACTGAAAGCACCGGGTATTCCTTCAAGAAGATCTGGTGCTGGCCTCGCCGCAGGATGTGCGCTTCCGCTGCGATAGCGGCACCAGCCAGAGAACGCCCGAGGATGCGCGACAACTCCCGCTCCAACGCACCGATCATGGAGTTGGCTGCGGCTTGCTCACCAGACGTGAACGTGCGGTTCATGTAGGTGGCGAGATCTTGATAGGTAATGATCGCCATGCCGCTAGCCTACGCTCTCTTAAGATCCCAGTCGATTAGGCTTCGCCAGCCTCAAGCATGCGTTTCGCCCGCAGCATCAGTAAGCGCTCTCGGGTGGATTTGCCACCCCAAATGCCGTACCGCTCATTGTTGCCAAGGGCGTATTCTAAGCATTCTTGCACAACCGGGCACTCTCCGCACATCGCCTTAGCGGCCCGCAGCGCTTCCGTGTCACCGGGTGAAGGAAAGAAGATCGCCGGATCAGGGGCAGAGCGACAGGCGCTCTGTGACTGCCACACGGGGCGGTCAACGCCAAGGATCTTGTCGGTACTATCCCAACCGGCAGATTCCACCCTTTGGGGGAAGTCCTCGCTTAAACCCATCTGTTAATAGTGGCAGATAGGCCCCGTGTAACTCAGGTTTCCGCAGTTATGTGCGTTAAGCGTCGTCGGGGGGGAGATCCTTATCCCAAAACACCCCGCAACCCTTACACCGCATCCAGTCGATAGTCCGACCATTGGCATGGGTAGTGACCGTCCCGACCCTTTGCCACTTGTGTGGCTTGAAAGTGTGAGAACACACTCCTTGGCCCGACCCCAAGTGGGCGACCATCATGGGGATTCCCAAAGGTGGTCTAGCCCAGCAATCATTCCTCCGCCGCGGAGGTAATCAACGGCCGTGGACATCGGGAAATGGTAACGGTTCGGCGTGTTGGGCACGTAGCGCTCTTCGAGAAGCCGGATTGTGGCCTCGAAGGGCCAGCCATCCCATTCAGCGTCGTAAAGGTCGTAGGATGAGTCCCATGCCGTCACCTCGCTGCCACCACTGCTGCTCTCAACGACCGGTGTGGGATCAGGGGGGCTGTAGGCCACAGTTGTGGTCGTCGTACTCGTCGTGGTACGCGGCGGGGTACTCGTCGTACTCGTACTTGTCGTGCTGCTGCTGCCAAGAGACGTCGTCGGGATATTGGACTCCCACACCCCCGCCTGATTGATCTCCATCACCGGGATGGAGTACCCGTAGTTGGCCATACAGAGTGACTGCCACACGGTCCATGTCGGTGTGAGCGGGTTTGCTTGCGCCCAGTACGGGTCGTTGAATCGGCGCACGGTCTTGTTGGCGTCCAGAATCCATTCGGGGATTAGACCTGAACTGAACATCAACGCTTCGATCTCTGGGTAGTTGCCGTTGGCCCAATCATCTATCGACAGAATCTGCCCGTCGGTCAGGTTTCTAGCCCACACAACCCTTGGGTCTTCGAGACCCTTGCCGCCGTGGAGTTCCTCGTCGTAGCGGAACACGATTCCCGGTGGGATGGTGCCGTCAGCCTCCATCGTGGTGATGTGCGCGGCCCACTCGTCGTAGGTCATGTGAATGAACCCGTACTCGGTTCCACAGGGCGAGTAGATGGTGTCGTGGTTTGCGCCTGCTGGTCTCGTAGCGATAATCAATATGGCTAGAAACAGAAACAACCCGGCCAAGAGGGGGTAGATGAACTTGTTCACAGTTCCCCCCAGCAGGCTTTACTCGGATTCCAATGGTGAACACCGCTGCTGTAGAACAGCCACGAGGCGACAGCAACATTGGCTCGTCCGTGGAACGGGTGATAGTCGCCCCACCCGGCTTTCTCAGAGCGTTCCCCCCAGTATTTGGCGAGGTGCTGGAACCAGCCGACGGCGAGAGCCGACGACACCACGTCTGAACCAACGTGATGGGCTTGCCCGCTGGATTCGCAGAAGGCGATCATGTGAGCCAACTCCCTGTCTTCTGGGAGGAAGTACTCGTTGATGAGTTCCCCCAAAGTGGGGAGTTCGTAGTGCCCGTCACCCGGCTCGCATTCGTGTGAACACGGCGTCAGTACCTGTCCAAACTCTGGGTAGTTCCGATAAAGGAGTGCGTGCGGGCCACCAAGCGATTCGATGTGGGCCTTGCGTGTCTTCGGCCCGTAGATGCCGTCAATGGATTGCACCCCCAGTTCCTCTTGGAGGGCGACCACCCGGGAACTGCGTTCATAATACCGATAGGTGTCAACCGGGGCTGGGTCTTCTGGGGCGAGCGTCGTACTGGTCGCCCTCGGTCTGGTCGTAGTCGTAGGACTGGGTGTAGTCGTAGGACTGGTTGTAGCAGGGCGCGCTGATAGCACCACTCGTTTAGGAGGAACGGATCGGTAGGCCTCCGAGTAGACGGACGTTGTCACGTTGTCGGCGGGAGTAGACGGGGCGAACCCCACAATCAGGGCGCTACCAATCAGTCCAATACTAAGGCGCGTAGCCCACTTAGTCGTAGTCACGGATCCCACGTTTTCCTGCTTCGTGTCAGGCCGAGTGATGTTGCTTCGGCGGGGTGTAAGTGTTTCCAATCGTGGTGGGCCCGGCACAGCACCTGACAGTTGTCAGGGTCTAGCCAATCCCCTCCTCGTCCTCTTGGGCAGATCTCGTCTACATCAAGCGGACCCCAACACTCTACCTCTGGCACAAGGTGCGTGGCAACACATTTGTACGCATCACGCTCGTGGACCTCTTCACGGACACGCTTACGCACGCCGAGTTCAGCCTTCCGCTTGTTGCTCATTGGGTTCAGGCGCCCACTCCGCTTAAGGGGGGTGCGCCTCTCGGGAGGACCCGAGCGCTTCACAGATATGCTTCTTCTATGGGCATCATT